ACCAGCAGCGAGGCGAATTGCCCGATCCCAGCCTCGATGTTGCGCAGCGAGGTCAGCATGCCGTTGCTGATGTTCAGGCTCTTCGAAGTCGAGCTCTCGATCAGCGACAGCGAGTTGGCGATCGAATCCGATTTTTCATCGGACCCGAGCACGGAACCGGTGCCCTGCTTCTTCTGGCGTGCCTCCGACACGCTCACGCTACTGCCCGACACACTGCCGATGGCAACGCCCAAGCCGGCCACAATCGCGGCCATAGCTGCCATACGGCCGAATGCCGAATACGGATCGCCCTGGCCCTGACTCAAGACGGCGCTAATGCCCTTCGGCACCAGCTCGGCCAGCGTCATCGCTAGCTCGGCGGCGTGGAAGACTTGCGATGCAGCCTGCAGGGCCTGATAGCCCTTGCTCTGCTCACCGAAGAAGCCGGCAGCAGCGTTGGCCATGGCGCCGTACCCGGCCAGGCGGTTTTTGGTGTCACTTTCGTTCAGCTCAGCGATCGTCTTCTGGTACTTGACCTCATCGAAGTCCTTCGTGCCGCGCTGCGCCTCCGCCGTGGCGCGATGCTTGGCGATCTCCGCCTGCCGTTGTGCAAAGCCCTCCAGCGACGCGGTCATCTTCGTGATCGACTCACCGGCGCCGCCGAAGGCCTCGCGCAGCGCGTCGCCGAACGTCTGCGCGCGTGATGGATCCAGGAACTGGCTCATTTCGTCCAGAGCCTTCTTGCTGGTCTCGAACGAATCCTGCTTCACGGCTCCGTCGCGACGCGCCGCCGCCAGATTGCGCAGCTCCTCGGCTTGACGTCGGTATTTGTCAGCCAATGCGCCGCCCGGCTCAATCGCCTCCAGGGCTGCGGCGCGCTGATCCTTGAGTGCGGCAGTATCGACCATCCGCTCGTAATGGAGTTCGGCCAAGGCTGACTTGCTCAGCCCGATCTCTTCGTTTGCCAAGCGCTGGGCCTTGACCTGATCCTCCAGGCCGACCAACTCGGCGTTTGCTGCTTCCACACCCTGCATATAGAGGTCAAGGCTGGCCTGCGAGCGGTTCCGCTGGGCGGCGGCCAGATCGTACTCGAGCTGGATTGTACGACTGGTGCGCTGTTCGTCCAGCTTCTTGATCTGGCCGGTCAGATCAATCTGATCACGTTGGCTACCAATCTTGGCCCGGGTCAGGCCGAGCTGCTCCTGCAGGCCGCGTTTGGCGGCATCGATCTGCGCCAATTCCTCCGCAGCGGTGCGACGAAGTGCGTCGTCCTCGGAGATTTCGCCGGCATCACGCTGCGCTTTGATCTGGGCAAGTGCGCGCTGAGAGAGCGTGTCCTCGATCTCACCACGCTTGCGCAGTGCCGTCATGCTGGCATCAATGCCGGCGACGAACACGTCGTTGTATTTCCGGCGAATTGCGAGCAGTTGATCCTGAACCAGCTTCTGATCTAAGCCGAAAGTGCGACCCTGCTCCTCGGCTGCCCCCATTTCCTCCTTCATCAACTGGGCACGTGTTTTTAGAATCTTTTGATCGTCGACCATCCTCCGCGCGATCGCCTGGCCTTGTGTCCGCTTGGCTTCGGCCTCGGCGTCTTTGTTCTTCGCGTCCGCCTTTTTGTTGATGCTGTCAATCTCACGCTGGTTGGCAGCGATGATGGCCTCGGCGCCCAGCACGTCACGGTCTTTGGATGGATCGTATCCGTCGCCGGCGCGATCCTTACCTGCCGCCTTTAGCTGGGCGATTCGCTGCTCCTGCGCCTTGATCTGCGCTTCCAGCGCAGCAGTTTGCTGCTGGGGACCTTCCTCGCGCCCTCCGGCGAAACCCACCACCGCATCCCACGCGCCGCCAGCGGCCGTCTTGACGTTGATCCAGCCGCGCTCCCACGCGCCCAGGGTTTGAAGAACTTTCTCCCTCTGCTTGGCGACGCCATCGGCGTAGGCGTTCTGCGCGATACTCGCCGCGTCGATCATGCGCCCCTGCTCCTGCGCCGCCTTCACTGCGAGATAGGTTTCGGTGGTCACGAAACCATATTGGTCGCCAATCTGCCGGAGGGCCGTCAGCGGGTCTTTGCCCAAAGAGGCAAATTCCTTTGCGGTGTCCTCGACACTCTTGCCGAGCACGCGCTGCGCGTCCACGGCCACAGTGCCAAACCGCTCCAGGTTTGCGCCGGCGATCGCGCCGGTGCTGGCCAGCGCCGCCAGTGTTTTCGCCGACGTAGCCTGGGAGCCGTTGGCCTTCTCCATGTTTGCAGCCATGTCGGACAACTGGCCGGCGGTAGTGCCGGCGAAGTTGCCCGTCATGATGAGCGCGCGCGAATACCGGACCGACTCGTCGTGACCAGCCTTGAAGGCGACGGCGCCAGTGGCCGCTGCGGCAATTGTGACGGTGTACGGGTTGATCAGGTTGAGCAAGGCGCCTCCCAGCGCCTTGGCCGCGGCGCCAGCGCCACCGAACATGTCCCGCAGTTGGCCACCCTGCTGCAGGAACACGGTCAGCGGCGCCTGGCCGCCCTGCAGGCTGACAATGATGTCGGTCATCTGCGCCGGCACGCCGCGCAGCGCCGCGTTCATTGCAGCCGCCGACATGCCGCCTTCACGGAATGCGTGGTCTTGCGCGCGCAGCTGATCGAGGAACGGCTTGGCCTGTGTCGTCACGCCGAGTTGCGCGGCTTGGAGCTCGAGCATTTCCGTGCGCGTCTTGCCGATCGCCGTCGCCTGCTGCTCCAGCCCTTTCAAGAACGACGTGCGCGATGCATGTGCCTGTGCAGCCTCGCGCTGCGCCTGGGCTTCCATCCGCGCGCCGTATGCGGCCTGATCCTGTGCCAGGCGCAAGTCGCGCAGCTGCGCAATCAGCGGGTCAGCGGCAGTGGCGGCGCCCAGTTGCGCGGCACGGTACCGGTGAACCTCATCAGTCGACAGTCCGAACAGCGCTATCTGCTCCCGGAGACCCTGGAGGAAATTGTTACGCGAAGCATCTGCCTGGGCAGCTTCGCGCTGCGCCAGCGCTGCAGCGCGCGCGGCCGCCTCAACCTGCTCCTGGGCGACGCGCATGTTCTGCAACTGCAGGATCAAGTGCGAGGCTTCCTGCGACGCACCGGCCTGGGCCGCGCGGTACCGCAGGACTTCCTCGGTCGATTTGCCGAACAGGGCGATCTGCTCGCGCAGGCCAGCCAGGAACGATTCCTTGTTCGCCTGGGCCTGCGCCAGCTCGCGCGCGGCAGCGGCCTGCGCGCGCGTCGATTCCGTGGCCTGCGTTTGAGCAGCCTCGACGGCCCGAAGCTGGTTGAGATAGGGGGTCAGCGATGCCGGATCGACGTTACGCTGGCGCGCCTGCGCCTCGTAATATGCCGCAGTGGTGCGGCCGCCGGCCTCCATGGCCATGGTGGTACGCTGGATCGCGGCGACGATATTGCGCTGCGATGCTTCAACCGCGCGCGCGGCGCCGGCGGAGCGCTGACCGGTCTGGCTGATCGCCTGGCCAGCACGATTGGCAGCATCCACAGCCGGGCGCAGCCCTGCCTCAACGCCAGAGGCATCAGCCACCACCCGAATTGTTGCGTTGTTGACGATGTCGGTCATGGCTCTGCCCTTAATTTAGAAAAGCCCTGGTGCAAACGCCCAGGGCTCTCGGTGAAACTGCTTACTCGTCGCGGTCGTTCATCGTGCCGAGGGCGGCAAATTCCATCGTCTGGAGGTCGGCCTCGAGGTCATCGTATTCGTCCGGCGATAGCTCCATGCGGTCCATCTTGCGGTGCATGGGACCGTAGTCGAGGCCGGTGGCCCCCATGGCGCCGACGCGCCATTGCGTGCGCATGAACGAAAACAGTGCATAGGCTGGCCAGTTCTCGGGCCAGATTTCGACCACCTCGTCCGGGTAATCGGCCAGCGTGAAGCCGCCGGCCTCCATTTCGGCCAGGTCCTTTTTCGTGAGACCTGGCTTGTACATGGCCTCGGCGACCGCCCTTAGTTTCCCAGGCGGCCTTCGTTGACCGCGGCGCGGTAGTCGTCCTTGATCGCTTCGGCCACCGCCGGCAGCGTGTCGACCAGCTCGGCGACCGATTCCTTGTCCAGGTCGACGTCCAGGTTCCAGCCTTTGACGATTTTGAGCAGGTAGTCCACCGACACGGCGGTCTGACGCTTCACGATCTCGGTCTGGGTCGTGGTGAATTCCGGGATGGCTTCGCCGGTTTGCTTGGCTTTCTCGACCGCAGCCTTGAAGCGCTCGATCTCGACGTTCGCTTCGTCCTTCATCTTGGATTGCAGCTCGTCGATCAGCGCCGCCAGCTCGGTGCGGCTGCGGTACTTGTACTCGACTTCCATGCAGCCAGTCGAGCCGTCCAGCATGGTGGCGTGCACAGTTTTCTTGAAGCTCTC